TATCCCCCTTGCTGTCTGCCTCCCACTGCTCCAGCAGTGCCAGCGCTTCGGCCTGCCTTAAAGCGCTCAAGGCATTCTCTTCGATGATCTCTGCGTTAACCAACTCGGACTTGGCGTAGTTGACCCAACTCACCATCTCGCTGTACTGGCTCATCAACTCACCGTCTGACAACACGTCCAGTTCCTCCGGCAGGGTCGGCATCGCGTCCCCCGGCTTCCTCGGACTGTCGAACTTCAGGTTGAACTTCGCTTGGGCTTTTGACATCATCGCTACTCCAACACACTTTCTTGTACGTACAGTACTTACACGCTTGGTGGTCCTTCGTATCTATCCAGATCGGTCGTGGCGGGATTCTACCCTCACCTATGGACCTAAGTCCAGACTTACAAGAGGATAAAATGTCGCTGATGACCTCGGGCTGGTAGGACACCATAAACTCCTTGATGTCCTGAGAGGCTTTCCACTCGTAAATGTAGATCATCTTCTTAATGCCAGTGCAGTGCATGTAGAAGGTGCCCTGCTTCAGATGTGACAGGAACGGGCGGTTCACCTCATTCCACATCTGGTCGGCGGTTATCTCCCTGTTGGCATACCTGTTAAACAGGGGGAAGTTCTCGTACCGAAAGGTACCAATGCCCACACTCTTGATCTCAATCAGGTGATCCTCGCCGTCTAGTACCACATGACCATCAGCGTGTCCGGTGATGTGGTGGTCTTCATCGTAGAGCGGTACCTCTTGGTAGTCCGTCTGCTTAGACTGGCACGCCTCACACACTGACCCCCCATACCATATATGGTAACACTCCCGGCAGTACCACTGCCCTAGGAGCATCCCCACTTCCCGAAGCCATCTCTGCCACTTGCTGTGGATGCGGTTACCCTCCTCAAAGATGTTGAGGGTCTTGAACGGCTTGGGCCTTTCTGGGTTGGACTCGTTGTGCCCCAGCATCCGATAACCGGACTGTCTCACACACCAATCCCGCTTACAAATCTCACTGGGGTGGTAGTGCTCCGTGTCCCGAAGAGCCCCCTTAGCGTTGTATTCCTCCAGCAGGTGTGGGTGTAGTAGAGACACCAACTTGGCCTTGTTCTTCATCGACGCCTTCATGGCCTCAATCTTCCAAGTATCCTCAGGCATTGAGCATCTCCAAGAAGTCGTCTTCCAGCAATACTACATAGGACCGACCCCCAAGATCGACCTGAAGCACCGGCACACGGTCCTCCAGAATCGCTGTACGGGCCAGTTTCACCATCTCCTCGGACTTGATTGAGTAGGACTTCTTGTCCGTAAACTTGTTCTCTACGAGAAGATCAATAGTGCGAACATCATTCTTACGCACCCATCCGGCCCCAGACATGACGTTACGACTGCCGTAGTACTTGTCCGCAGTACGCTCCTCCTGCTTCTTAGAGCGCCTATTGATGTCATTCACTGAGGGTACCCATTAGTTCTACTCGGAGGGCCTCCTGAGCCCCCAGATCGGATCTGAGAGCATCTAGAACCTTCTCTTTACCCTGCCACTTATCGTCCTTGTATGAGTAGAACGCACCGGCTCTGGTAATGACCTCACAGGCAATGGCAATGTTGACCATGTCCTTGACTGTGTCGAAGTCCCCCATGTGGAATCCCCCAGAGTCAGCGAAGTAGAAGTCCACCACGGCCTGCTGCTGTGGTCGATACGTCTTGTTCTTGATAGTACGGCCCTTGATGGTCTGGCCTACAGCGGCCTTCCCGTCCTTGAGCCACTCGTCCTTCTTCACTTCTACTCGGGTGAAGTAGTGGAAGTTCTTGGCTTTGCCACCGGGAGTGGTTCGGGGGTCCCCCCACATCACCCCAATCTTGTCCCTCCACTGATTGACGATCAACCCTGTGCATCCACGGTCTTCCTCTAGGAGGGAGCGGCGCTGGGCTTTGGCAGACTTACGGAAGAACTTGCCGGTGAGGCGGGCACCCAGTCCGACAGTGAACTCATCCATCTGCCGCTCGTACTCGTCACCGGGAACCAGAGCAGGTAGGGAGTCCAGAACCACGCAGTCCACTGCTCGGTTGTCCTGCGCCCTGATCACAAGGTCATACGCCTGCTCCATGAGGTTGGTCTCAACCACCCACATGCGGTCCAGATCCACACCGATTGACTCGGCGTACTCTGGCACGTACTCCTCTGCTGCCACCCACAGGGCAGTCCAGTCAGGGTCCAGCGCTTGGTTTGCAGCGATGGTCTTGTAGGCAATGGCCGTCTTACCGGACGACTCATCTCCTACAATCTCTGACCACTGGTTGATGGGCCAGCCACCCCCCAACATCAGATCAAAGGCCAGCACACCAGTCGTGATACGAGGGAGAGCCTCCTGTATCCGGCTCCCCTGTACAACTACTTCGTCACCGAACTTCTTGTTAACCGCTCGTGCAATCTCTTCTAACGTCTCGTACTTCGTAGTACTCGCCACCTCGTACCCTTCTTGTTGCTACGCTATCCAGTTCGCTTCCAACCCCTGATCGTAGATGCCGTTCCACCCACACTCATAACAGCGTGGAGCAGGAGCGTTACCGTTAATGCCAGAACCTGCCCCCTTCGCCATGCGAGAGAACACGTTACCACTCCCACACTCCGGGCAGGTGTTATTCCCCTCTTTGCGAGCCGCTTCCCCACCCTTCCACTGTCGGATTGCTTCCCCAATGCTCATCTGGCCGGTGGGATCTGCCCTCTGTTCAGTATCGACCGCCGCCGCCTGAGCCATGTACTGAGCCTGCGGAGTGGGTTGGGTCGTCAGAGGGACGCCCTGAGGCGGCGTTGGCGTAAAGCGCAAAGTAGGAGTACTGCCCTCACGGGGAGCAGGTTTGGGTACTACCGCTTTACCGGCCAGTCGGTCGGCCCACCAGTCACTCATAGGTTTGACAACGTGATCAGGTCCTCATCCAACAACTTGGAAATAGAGGCTACCAGACATCCCAGTACTGTGTTGTAGGTTGAGTCTTTGATGTGGCGGTGCATCTTGCGGAGTTCCCCCAAGGGTATTGAGTTGATGGACATAAAATCATCGCTGTCGGGGTGGTCCATATCGAACCCCACACCAACCATCTCGTCGTCATCCACCCCTTCGGGAAGCATGTCGTCGGCCACCATTATGTCTGACATCCAGTCAGCAGCATCGGACAAAGACTCAACGATTCCCGCAGTGGTCAAATACGACCAACTACGAAGGATGTCCCTCTGTTCCTCCTCATACACCTCGTCCGAAGACGGAGTAATCCCGGCATTGGCTGCAATCTCCTGCCCATCCGGGGGCGACAGCATGTTGTAGAAGTTACGTTTAGACATGCTCGCAACTGTGCCGCTCACTAGCCCTTGGCCTCCGACCAAGTTCCACCAGAATGGGAAGAAACGATCAACGGAACGCCCTTTATGACCTTGCCGTGGCCCATTGCTTCTCGCAGGGCCTCTGCCTTAAAGTCTACATCATCAGTATCAGGTATGTTGACCACTAACTCGTCATGCACCTGAACAAGTAACTTCCCGCCGAAGGATGCCACTACAGGAAACGCCTTAATCATGGCCTTCTTGCAGATGTCGGAGGCGCTTCCCTGTATTACAGCGTTGACCGCCTGCCTTTCCGCTCTAGCCCGTAACTCCTCCTTTGAGGAGTTAATGTCAGGCAATCGTCGGCGGCGACCAGAGATGGTGGTGACGAATTCGTCCGTCTGGGCTTGGGCGACAATCTTACGCTTCCACTTGGTCAACCCAGAGAACTGTTCGTAGTACTGATTAATGACGAACTTGGCTCGTGTCTGGGTTATGCCTGCTGTGGCCGCTAGTTTCCCAGCCCCCCCGCCATACGCCGTAAGGAAGTTGGTGGCCTTTCCTATTTGTCGCTCTTCACTGGTAACGTCAGTGACAGGCTTGTCAAAGACCAGTGCCGCAGCGCCTGAATGAATGTCAATACCCTTGTCGAAAATGTCCATCATGTTGGGGTCCCGGCTGAACATAGCCATAACTCGGAGTTCAATCTGATCGTAGTCGGCCACGATAAGGGTACAGTCAGGGTCTGCCTTGAACAGCCCACGGATGCTGGAGTCACGGGGGATATTCTGGAGATTTGGGGTGGATGAAGACAGTCTTCCGGTGGCCGTTCGGTGGAGATGGAAATTCGGATGCAGCCTCTCCTTGTTGATTTTCTCCAGCAGACCGTCCACGTAGGTGCTCTTCAATTTCTTATATTCAGACCACGCCAGAAACAGAGGTATTACTGGATGCTTGTCCTCTATAGCCTTCAGTGAATCATGGTCTACCGATGCCTGCCCCTTCTCGGTCTCCTTGGTAGGCTTCAGGCCCAGACCCCCGTCGGTCTTCTTATCAAACAGGAACAAACGCTTGTCTTTAACAGAGTCGGGGTTGAATCCGGGGTAGGTCAGGGCAGTGATCTCCGAACGGACCTCCTTCATCTGTCCGTCCAGTTCCTCCCCCAGTGCTGCCATCCCCTCACGGTTGACACACATCCCATCGTGCTCCATAGCCATGAGCACCTCTAGGACCTCTGAATCCTGTTTGACCACATCTACCAGTTTGTCGGTGTTGCTGACAGAGCGAGCCAAGCGCTGATACAGCAGCCACGTCCAGCGGGCGTCAAGATGGACGTAGTCACAAGCGATTGAGAACGGGGTGTGCCCAATAACTGCCCCCACCTTCCCATGCTTTGCATAGGGGTCGTGGTCGTGGAAGTTGTGGGCTATCAGGGAGGTCAACCGGAAGGACGATATGTTTTCGTCCAGTGCGTGCTGTAGCAGCATGGTGTCGTGGAACGGCCCCACCGGGAGTTTCCCGTAATACTTTGCTATGGTGCGAGCATCAAACTTGACGTTATGCCCCACCTTGAGGATGTCTGGATTAAAGAACAAAGGCTTCAACGCCTCAAAGACCTCTGTACGGGATAACTGCTTCGGTGGGTCTGCGTACACGGCGGGCTTAAGGTATCTAGCCCTCGCCATAGACTCAGTGCCGTTCTTTAGGATCTTTCGGTAACCCGCTGGCGGTACGGTTGTGCCATCCCCCCGTTCCTCTTCCGTCAAGACTTCCCCTATAGGATGCCCCACTGGGATAGCCCAAGAATGTTCGGACGTGGCAATACCCACCCAGATGACCTCATTACGGTGGGGGTCCAGAGCGATGCTCTTGGTCATAGCCTCCGTCTTGGACGACCTAGTACGCTCAATGACCGACTCAGAGGTGGTCTTCAGTCCAAGTACGTGGCTACGCACCTGCTGCTCTACGGATGCCTCTAAGTCAGGATGATGCTCAAGAACACCTAGGGTCTCCACGTCAAAAGCGAACGCCCCCGCCTGAAGAACGGTAGCAACTAAAGCGTGTATTTCTGGGACGGTGGATAAATAGCGGGGGCCGGGGAGTATGAAGGGGGGAACAACCCGACCCCCGCTAAACCGTTTAGATGACTCCAACGTCTTCGTTGACGATGCTAACCATCTCAGCGTGTGTGGAGATCCGCAGGATGTCGGCGTCATACGCCTTTGCTGCGGCCTGCTCCAGAGTCTCTGCGGGCAGAGGATCGACGTGCCACTCTTCCTTCAGGTCCCGCTCCTTGATGAGCAGGTGGTTGTACTGAGTCTGCGGACCAGTACCTGAGCGACTGACGGCCCAGTTGTGCTTCGACAGGGGACCCTGACG